TGCTGACAATGATGATGGTTCTGCTAACAACGACCCCTTCGGTGGAAGTGGAGTAGGTTACAATGGTGACTTCTCTGCGCTTAACAACAGTGGTGAACATGGTATCCTCGTTGGTACTAAGGAAGCTATCGGTACAGTTAAGCTTCTCGACCTCGCTACAGAGTCCGAGTACCAAATCGAGCGTCAAGGTACACTATTCGTTGCTAAATATGCAATGGGTCATGGTGTCCTTCGCCCTGAGTGTGCAGTGAAGATTCTTCCTGCTTAAAACCCTCTAAATTCAAAGCCCTCCTTGGTTAATCCCTTGGAGGGCTTTTTTATTTTATGAAACGAAAAGGCGTATCATTACGAAAAGAACATAAGTCTAAGAAAGGCGGTCTCACCAAGAAAGGTCGTGACTACTATAATAAGAAGACGGGTTCTAATCTTAAAGCACCACAGCCCAAGGGAGGCGCTAGAAAGCGTAGCTTCTGTGCAAGAATGTCAGGTGTTAAAGGAGCCATGAAAGACTCTAAGGGTCGCCCTACTCGTAAAGCTTTAGCCCTTAAACGATGGAAATGTTAAATTATGTCCCTATACGAAAATATTAACCGACGCAAGAAACTAGGCATTAGCCGCAGTAAGAAGAAATCCACAGTCTCCAAGAAGTCCTATGACAATATGAAGAAGGGTTTTCCTAAAAAGAAAGAAAAATAATAATGGCTACATATACTACCCAACTAGAAGCAGTAAACTCAATGCTAGGTCACATCGGTGAATCACCTGTGAATAGCATTAGCGACACCTCAGCAGTTCCCGTATCTGTCTCCGTCGCTATCGCTGCACTTAACGAAGTGAGCAAAGACGTGCAATCGGAAGGGTGGCATTTTAATACTGAGACAGATGTAAAGTATTCACCTGTAGGTGGTTCTATTACTGTCCCTGCCGACATTATACAGTTTGACCCCATTGACACATCATTAGATATTGTTCAACGCGGAGCGACCTTGTTCGACCGTAAGAATAATACAACAACTTTTACAAGTGACCTAACGGTAAACCAAATGCGTTTACTAGATTGGGATAGCTTACCAGAGGTAGCACGTAGATACATCACCCTCAAAGCATCAAGAGTATTCCAAGGACGCATCATTGGGTCTAGGGAATTAGAAGCTTTGATTGCTCGTGATGAATACGTTGCTAGAGCTAACCTACTAGAATCAGATGGCAGCACCTCCGACAGAACTATATTTGACAACTATGACACCTCAGCTAGAGTTGGCATCAATCGTAACTACGACATCTCTTAATGGCATTAATTAATACAAGTGTCCCTAACCTCATCCAAGGGGTATCTCAACAATCAGACGCAACACGCTTTGCTGGTCAATGTGAGGAGCAGGAAAACGCTCTTAGCTCTGTTGCGGATGGACTAAAGAAACGTCCTAACACTAGGCACATCGCTAAGTTACTTACGAGTGCTATAGACAGTAATAGCTTTGTTCACTTTATCAATCGAAGTGACTCGGAGAAGTATGTTCTTATTCATGATGGAACACATCTATACGCCTACAGTATGATTACAGGTGTTGAGCAAGAAATAAAGGTAGGGACTAATTGCTATAAAGCATCTTGGACGACAGCAGAACTTGCCGCGAACTCTAATTATGTAGCTACTGGTTACCCCGTCAGTAATACTTATCTTGCCTCTGCTACGGCTCGTGCGTCATTAAAAGCTCTTACAATCGCAGATAGCACGTTCATACTAAACACAGAGCAAGCTGTGGGGTTAGGTTCAACTAAATCTCCAGCCGTTGCAAAGGAAGCCTTGTTATTTATTAAACAAGGGGATTATAAAAAGAAGTATGGATTTACGGTCAACGTAACTGCCTCTAGTAATTCAGGAGTGTCTGCGGTTTTAACATTCAATAGTCGGCTGTCAAATTCATCATCTCAGAGTGAAAGAGCTTATATACATAGCATAACCATCCCTACTAATGGTTCTGGTTCTGGATTTGCCGTAGATGACATTATAAATATTCCTCTCCCATTGAGCAGTATTGTAAACACAACTGACGATGATGATGAAGATTTTACTTATAATACAACTTTGACCAACTATACGCAACCAACAATGAGAGTCACCTCTGTAGGTTCTAACGGAGTTATAACAGGAGCATCCGTCGAAAATGCTGGCTCATTTATATACCGAGATGGTAGCAGTCAAGGGTTTGGACTAGGAAGTGGTTTTAATGAGGGGAACAACAGTTCTCCAGCCGCAGGTTCAAAGTCTTTAACTGTTCCTACGACAAACAACACCGCTGTTACTACAAATGGAAATAGCAACGTCGTGCCTTTAAAGAAGGTATTTCAAAGCGGCAGTAGCGCAAGCAACGCATCGCAGAATACTTCTTCATCGGTAATCCTTACGGGTGTTAATGCTTTAACCTCTACCAGTAGCGACCACGATGGGACAACAACAGGACTGGACACATATTTTGCAACATCAGGAGACGTTGAATCCAACTTACTTGTCTTATCAATTAAACAAGTAAACGGCGTAGACTCAGCAGAGGACTTCACAATAACTGCTGTAGATGATTTGGCTGGGGCGGGCATGGGAGTAGTCTACAAAGAAGTAAATTCTATCTCTGACTTACCACTCGTCGCTAAAAATGGATTCGAAGTAAAAGTAGCGGGCGACGCTGAACTTGACCAAGATGACTATTATGTACGCTTTGAAACAACGGATGGTGAAACAATTGGGCAAGGCTCTTGGATAGAGTGTGTGGCTCCGAACCTCCTTTTAGGTTATGACGCTAACACGCTTCCTATAGAACTTATTAGCGACGGGACTGGCTTTACACTTAGAACTATGAAGTTTGCCGACCGAAGTGCTGGCGACGTAAACTCAAATCCTCTTGCTTCCTTTGTAGCACAGAGCATAGATAATTTGTTCTTCTTTAAGAACCGACTAGGCTTTCTATGTGGTGAGAATGTCGTAATGTCCGAAAGTGGTCTAGGAGTGTTGGATAGCACAGGACAGCTTAATTATAACTTTAGTCGAACAACGGTAACCACACTACTGGACTCCGACCCTATTGATGTATCGGTAGCTAGTAGTCGAGTGACTAACCTAAAAGCCGCTAAAGGCTTCCAAGAAAACCTTATATTATTTTCAGAGAACGGACAGTTCGTTCTCAAGGGTGGAGATGTGTTGACCCCTAGGACAGTCAGCGTCACCCCTATTACTAACTTCAGCTTTGAAGACCAAGTAGACCCATTACCATTAGGTTCTTATATATACTTCCCTTTTACTCGCGGAGCCTTTACAGGTATGCGAGAGTTCACTGTAAACGCCTCAACCGATAATTACGACTCCACTGAGGTCACTGAACACGTTCCTGCTTACATCCCTAAAAACATTATCGATATGGCTGGGACTACCTCAGAGGACATGATTGTGTTACTCAGTGGTGACGAAAAAGGTTCTCTATATATCTACAATTACTTCTGGAACAACAACCAGAAAGTCCTAAGTGCTTGGTCTAAGTTTACCTTTACAGGCGAGATACGAGGCATTGAGTTTATTGAGTCCACACTATACGCAGTCATCACCAACAACGGAGAAACTAACCTCCTTGAGATGCCACTAGAGTCTGGCTTAAAGGATGCTGCTGGTTACGTTACTCACCTTGATATGCGGGTAGCATCTACAGTCACTAATGGCTCCTCTACAATCACCCTGCCCTACACCCCAGCAGACAACTCAGTAGAGGTTTACACAACAGACGGTCTTAAGCTTAATTGCACTAACTCAGGAGCTACTGTTACTCTTACACAAGCGGTGACAGCGGATACACCTGTATTCGTAGGCATCCCTTACACCATGAAGTACACCTTCTCTGAGCAACTCTTCAAAGCTAAGTCAGGTAACGGCACAAGCCCATCTAATGCTGCTAAGTTAATGGTTCGCAATGGCTCTATATACTTTGACAAGACGGCTTTCTTTAAGGTCAAGGTGACTCCTAAGTTCCGTAATACCTATGAGAATGTCTTTACCCCTGATGTTGTAGGTTCCACCATATTGGGAACTCTCAACTTAGACACAGGTTTCTATCGCTTCCCTATACTTACTAAAGCACAGGATACAATTATTACTATTGAGAACGGAAGCGCACTCCCAAGTAACTTCCAGAGTGCTGAGTTTGAATCCTTTGTTCACTCGCGTTCTAACCGATATGGCTAACCTAGTTTTTCAGCAAGGTACACATAAGTTAATAAAGGCAAAGAAAAGCCATATTGACGACATCGTTCCCTTTATACGCAAAGAGGATAGACTTGAAGTTGCCTGTATGGGTAGCACTCCAGAGGAATCCTTGCATAGAGCTTTTGAAACTGATGATGCTACCCTTACTATTGTTGACGGTGGTGATGTCCCTATTGCCATGCTTGGTGTTGGACAAGTCATTGATATGGCATATATTTGGATGCTAGGAACTGATGCCGTCCATGATGCATCCTACGACTTCATTAAAGCATCTCG